CGTTTCGCCAAGGCTTTAGCTAAATAATCTGAAAATCTGAAAATCTGAAACAAAACTGTCCTAAGTTATTGTTTTTAAAGACTTTTCTGTGATTCACGTTTGTTTCAGATTATTCTAAGCCCTTGTTTTATAACGACTTTCCCCAAAATCGGCGTCCCTTGGGATCACTCGACCTACACCGGGCCACCGGGCCACTAGGTCCGTACGGTAGACTGGCCCTGCGTATGGTGTCCGGGCACTCAGCATCCGGGTCGCTCCTCGGCGGTCGCTTGGTCCCGGGCACCATGCGCTCTGGTCTTGGCATGATTCTTGCTTAGGACCGGGCGCTCAGTGACTTGGCATGATCCTTGCATTGGACCATGCAATGACACAATCTGTCACAATCAGGCAGAGTGTGACGTTCTTGGTCACTTGGCACGATCCTTGCAGAATGTGACGCGAAGGGTCACATGCCCCGGTTCTCAGGGCGCGGCGGGCGGTCCTTAATCCAGTACACGGAGGAACTTTTCGGATAGTCAGTCAGCGCAGACCCACCGGGCCCTTGGAAGCGAGGATAACAAGGGAACCCACCACTCCACAGGAGCGAGAAGATGTCCAGCTTGTTTGACAACATCATCGCGAGGGTTCTCACCGCCGAGGGCGGCTACCTGAGCCCCCAAGAAGCTGCGAAGCAGGGAGACCCAGGAGGGGAGACGAATTGGGGAATCAGCAAGCGGGCATATCCCGACCTGGATATCAAGAATCTCACGCGCGCGCAAGCGGTCGAGATATACCGCAACGATTACTGGAATCACATCGACGGCGACAACCTCCCTTCTGCCGTCGCGTTCGCCATGCTCGATGCCGCCATCAACTCGGGATGGACGAAATCGATCATGTGGCTCCAGAAGGCGGCGGGCGTCGCAGACGATGGAAAATACGGTCCCATCTCCAAGGCAGCCGTGAAAAAGGCGGACGCAGCCGACCTCATGCTGGTCATAAGCGCCGAGCGCCTGGAATACATGACCCGCCTGTCCAACTGGCAGACCAACTCGAGAGGCTGGGCCCGCAGGATCGCCCAGAATCTTCGCTACGGCGCGGAGGATAACTGATGGCCGCCCCGGAAGTCGCCATTGCCTCCGTCGTCACTGCGTCGGCGGCCACTGTCGTCCCCAGCCTCTTCGGATTCGACTCCTACATCATCGCGTTCATCGGGGTGCCCTTCACGGTCGTGGGGATGGCAGCGGCAGGCAGCCTGATGAGCTTCGCGTTCGGAAGCCCGGAGCCCAAGCGCCTGAAGCTTTTGTTCACGGCGGGCGCAGCCACCCTGATCGGAGCGGCGGCGGTGACCGGCATCCCAGCCCTCCTTCACATCAACCAGATCGCGGAGCCAGCGCAGCCCGTGGCCGGATTCTTCTATGCACTATTCACCCGATGGGCCATGCCCGTATTCATCGACGTGTTGCCGATGTTGATCCGCCGGTGGTTGAACATTCCCGAGAAGAAGCCCGGAGACACGCCATGAATCACACGAACGCCCCCACCGACGACCGTCCGATCAAGCAGATGGTCTCGGAGAAAATCCAGCGCGCGAAGCTGCACTTCTGGCCCTTCGTGCTGATGGTCTTCATGATCATGGTGTTCTACGTCGCCAGCGCCACGATCCCGCCCGGCTGGACCACCTTCTGGCTGAGCGCGGCGAGCCTTGCCGTCACGGCCATCACGGCGCTGGCGCGGCTGAACGACCTCGGGTCGGAGTTCAGCAGCAAGCGGTGGCAGGTCCGCCGGTTCGGACTGATGGCGGTCGGCGCCGCTGCGATCGGACTGATGATGGAGCCGATAATCGTCTGGCTGAGCGGCCATCCGATGGTGGACTTCCCCACTTGGCGCGAGGTCATGCTCCGGTTCGGGTTCGCGCTCGTCTGGATCACCACGCCGCATATGCCTCCGTGGTGGAGGTACATCAGCGGTCAGTACAAGACGGCACGGCAGGCCTCCATCGCGGCCGCAGCGGCGGCGGGAGTGGTCGGGCTCGATCCGAAGGACGACGCGCCGGTGATGGTGCGGCCGATGCCGTATCGTGACCCCAAGGAACTACCGCCTGACGTGCCGGTCGAGCGGAGACACGGCGGCGACCGCCGCGAAATTGACCTCTGAGGAGTAGAGCATGAGCCTGCAACCGCGCAAGAACTTCGGCTGGATCCCGCAACTGCCCGATCACCGGGACAAACTGCTGAAGACCATGATCCCGGCGGTGCCTGTCTATGAAGGACCGCCGCTGCTGGATCTGTCCATGGAGCATAAGTTCCACGTCATGGACCAAGGCAATCTGGGAACCTGCGTACTCCACGCCACGGCCAGCGCGTTGGAGTTCACCCACGCCTCGGTGACCAAGAAAACTCTCCGGCGCGAGCTTGACTTTCCGGTCAGTCGCCTGTTCCTCTACTACGAGGCCCGGAAGGCCATCGACACGCTCGGAGAAGACAGCGGCTGCAACATCCGCGACGCCATGCGCGTCCTCTACAACGTGGGCGGCCCGCGCGAGAGCGGGTGGAAGTACGACGAGAGCATGTTCACCGTCAAGCCACCGGCCGGGGCGTACCGGAGCGCGCCGTATCACAAGATCACGAGCTACCAGTCCGTCGGCGTCAACCTCGCCGAGATGCGAACGGCTCTGATCAACAAGATGCCAATCGTCATCGGCGTCAGCGTCTTCGATTCCTGGCCGATGGGGCTGGGCCAGCCGGTCGTTCCGATGCCGGGCAACTACGAGTCGATGATCGGCGGCCATGCCGTCCTGGTCGTGGGATACGATGACGTCCAGCGGCGCTTCAAGTTCCTGAACTCCTGGGGCGAGGAGTGGGGAATGGGCGGCTTCGGCTTCATTCCGTACGACTACGCGGCGGATCCCCGGTTCGGCGATGACTATTGGGTCCTCACCGACACCGAGTACAAGGAGAACATGACGCCAAGCACCTGAATACTGGCTGTGCTAGTATCGCGCCGCTGGAGCGCTTCCAGCTGAAGAGGAGATACCAGATGAAGATGATGTTGCTTGCTCTGGCCTTGGTCTTCGTGTCCGCCGGTCTCGGTGGCTGCCAGTCCATGGGCCTGAATACCGACCTGCAGAAGATCGAGGCGTCCTGCGCCACCGCCACCGCGGCCGTTAACACGCTGACCGTCGCCGACAAGGCCGGGAAGCTGACCGACGCGCAGCGCAAGGACGTGCTGAAAGCGATCAACGTGACCACGCCGATCTGCACCCAGGAAACGCCGCCCACGCTCGACGCCGTCAAGGAGCAAGCCTTCCAGGCTGCGATCACGGCACTGAGCAGCCTCGCTGCGAAGTACTGATCCCGGCGTCAAACCCCTCCGCTACCGAGAACGAACATGGCAAAGATCACCGCTGAACAGATCGAGGACATCGCCAATCAGCTGGCGGACGTCGCCGCGATCTTCGATCCGGCCGACGCAGCCGCCATCAAGGCGTTGCTCCTGGTCGGCACGCAGCTGAACAAGGCGATCAACGACATCAAGAACCAGACGGACGCGAACGCGCAGGCCGTGTGGGACAATGTCCGGACGAACTACTCCGACGCCGTCTCGGCGTTCGAAGAGTCCGCCGCCTCCCACGCGGCCGAGTAAGGAAAAGGGGTCATGGGCACGATCAGCAAACTGCCAGCCGGGAAAAATTCCAACGAAAAGACGTTGGACGAACGCTTCGTGGAAGAATACCTGATCGACCGTGACCCCGTTTCTGCTGCAATCCGGGTCGGTGTGCGTCGCCAGCAGCTTGAAAACCGCGTCCGGACTTGGATGTCGAACCCGGACGTCCTGCGAAAGATCCGCGAGGCGACCGATGGCGCGGATATCGACTCGATGATCACCCCGCAGCGCGTCATGGCGGGCTTCATCGAGGTCGCGTTTGACAAAACGGCTCCGGCGGCCAGCCGCAACGCGGCGCTGCGAGAGCTGGCGCAGTTCAAGAAGATGTATCCGGAGAAGGAAGACCCGGATAAGAATCGCACCTACGCGCGGAATGTCATGTTCGTGCCCGCCGCCCCATCGCTTGAAGATTGGGAGAAGGCGGCGACCGCGCAGCAGGCCACCCTCCGCGAGGACGTGCGCAAGTGAACGCCGCCGTCGACGACTTCAACATCGTATGGTCCCCACTCAAGGGGTCCCAGGTGCTGGCGATCACGGCCCCGTGCAATCATATCGTCTTCGAAGGTACGCGCGGCCCCGGCAAGACCGACACGCAGCTGATGCGCTTCCGAAAGAACGTCGGGCTGGGCTACGGAAAATTCTGGCGCGGGATCATTTTCGACCGGCAATACCGGAACTTGGACGATTTGATCAACAAGTCGTCCCGCTGGTTTGGTGAGTTTGACGATGGCGCGACGTTTTCCGGTGCAGGCGGTGGCGGACGCTGGCGCTGGCCCACCGGCGAGGAGCTTTTGTTCCGGCATATCAAGAAGCCCGGTGACTACTGGCTGTATCACGGGCACGAATATCCCTTCATGGGGTGGAACGAGCTGACGAAGTACCCGACGTCGGAGCTCTACGACACCATGATGTCCTGTAATCGCTCATCCTTCCGCCCCGAGGACTACCCTCTCGATGACGGATCGCTGCTGCCGCCCATCCCTCTCGAAGTTTTCAGCACGACGAATCCCTTTGGCCCCGGCCATAATTGGGTCAAGCGCCGCTTCATCGACGTAGCGAAGCCGGGTGAAGTGGTCCGGACGAAAATCAACGTGTTCAACCCGCGCACGCAGGAGCGCGAAGACATTGTCAAGACGCAAGTCCGCATCTTCGGCTCGTACAAAGAGAACGTTTACCTCGATCCCATGTACATCGCGGAGCTCGAGAGCATCCGAGATCAGAACAAGCGCCGCGCGTGGCTCTACGGCGATTGGGATGTTATCTCCGGCGGTGCGTTCGATGATCTTTGGGATTCGGACATCCACGTCGTGCCTCGTTTCCGTGTCCCGAAGTCCTGGCACTTGGACCGCTCATTCGATTGGGGCTCGACGCATCCGTTCTGGGTTGGCTGGTGGGCGATGTCCAACGGCGAGTCGGTGACTCTCCAGGACGGTCGCAAGTTCCAGCCACCGGCCAACTCACTGATCTTGTTCGATGAGTGGTACGGTACGAACGAGATCGGGAGCAACAAGGGCCTGATGATGGGCGCCAAGGACATTGCCAAGGGCATCGTCAACCGCGAGCGCATCCTGAAAGAGAATCGGTACGTCTCGGGAACGATCTACGGCGGTCCGGCCGACAATCAAATCAGCAACGTGGTCGAGCGCAGTACGGACACCATCGAAAAGTTGATGGAAGACAACGGCGTGATCTGGTCGGAGGCCGACAAGTCCCACGGCAGCCGCAAGATCGGTCTGCAACTCTTCCGCGATCGCCTGGAGGCCTCGCTTCGTGGTGAGGGCCCCGGCATCTACTTCATGTCGCATTGCACGGCTGCGACGAGCTTGATCCCGGTACTGCCGCGCGACGAGGACGACCAAGACGACGTGGACACCGACGCTGAGGACCATCCGTGGGATGGAACCCGTTATCGCGTCCTGTCCGGTGCGAAGCGGACCGCCCAGCACGTTCCCACCATCCGTACACGCTAGGAGTAAGCCATGCCCACCGAGAAGTCCACCGTCGCAGGTCCGCAGGTCGACTATGTCCTGCCCGAAGTCATCAGCGCGATCCCACTGTGGGCCACGGTGCGAGACTGCGTGGATGGTCAAGCGGCTATCAAGGCCAAGGGGACGACCTACCTCCCCATGCCGAACGTCGAGGACCAGTCCCCTGAGAACGTGGCCCGATACTCCGCCTACCAGACGCGCGGAATATTCGCGAACTTCACGGCGCGCACGTTGCAGGGCATGACCGGCACGGTGTTCAGCAAGGACGCCGAGGCGACGCTCCCGAAGGAGCTCGAGATCATGCACGAGGATATCGACGGCGGCAGCGTCACGATGGACCAGCAGGCCAAGAAGGTCCTGAGCGACGTGATCTCCGTTGGCCGGTGTGGACTTTTGTCGGACTACCCGCCGGTCGACGGCAGGGTCAGCCGTCAGCAGGTCATCAGAGGCGAGATTCGGCCCACCATCCAGTTCTACTTCGCCGAGAACATCATCAACTGGCGCACCACGATCATCAAGGGGCTGCGGAAGCTCACGCTGGTGGTACTGGCGGAGTCGAACACGGTTCGGGACGATGGCTTCAAGATAGAGACCGAGCGTCAGTACCGGGTGCTGCGCTTGACGAACGGCGTCTATACGACCCAGACTTACCAGAAGTCCACGACTGGCGTGTGGACCTCCACCGACCTTCGTACTCCGACGCAGGCCAGCGGGAAGCCGTTCGACTACATCCCGTTTGAGTTCATCGGCTCGGACAACAACGATCCGGGCATCGACTCGATCCCGCTGCTGGATCTGGCCAACCTGAACATCGGCCACTACCGGAATTCCTGCGACTTCGAAGAAATGGTGTTCCTGCTGGGCCAGCCCACGCCGATCTTCACTGGCTTGACCAAGGATTGGGTCGACACCGTCCTGGATGGCCGCATCGTCCTGGGCTCTAACGTCGCCGTCAGCTTGCCCGAGGGCGCGGCGGCGCAACTCCTGCAGATCACCGAGTCGGCGCTCGCGCTGGAGGCTATGGAACACAAGGAGCGTCAGGCCGTGGCGCTGGGTGCGAGACTGGTCCAGCAGCAGACCGTCCAACGAACCGCGACCGAGGCGGGTATGGAGGAGGCCAGCGAGACCTCCCTGCTGCTGTCGTCGGCCAAGAACGTCAACTCGGCCTACAAGAATGCGCTGAAGTCCGCTGCGCTGTTCGCCGGGGCCGCAGTGACCGATGACATCGGCTACGAACTCAACACTGACTTCGACATCCTGCGCCTCGACTCGCCCGGTCGCGCGCAGCTCCTGGCAGAGTGGCAGCGTGGCGCGCTCACGTTCAGTGAGTACCGCAGCATCCTGCGTCGCGCGGGCGTGGCAACGCTGGACGACGCGCAGGCTCAGGCAGAGCTCGACGCGGAGGCGCAGCGCAACATGGAGAACATGGGCCTCAACCCGAACGTCCAGAACGATGGCGTCACGCCGGTTGACAAGAATGCTCCGCCCAACGCCGCCAATTCTCCTCTTGGTAGGGCAGTCCGTGGCACCGCCGCGCGCAAGGCCGCCAAGAAGGCGCTGAAGCAATGAGTAAGACACTCCAAGACATTGCGACCCGCTTTCAGGTTCTCCTGGAGCGGCTCAAGAGCGGCGAAGTCAAGGATTTCCAGAACGTTCTCGACGCCATCGAGAACGAGGTCACCAAGGAACTTGCCAGCGGCGAACTGACGCGCCTGAACAAAGCTCAGATCGACAAGCTGATCCTGCGCGTTCGGTCCAACAACGTGGAGGCGATGAACACGGCGGTCGACGACTTCATTGCTCGCCTCAAGGATATCTCGAAGTACTCCTATGATTTCGAGAACGAGGCGCTCAAGGATATCATCGCCGCCATCGTAGTCAAGAAGGCCACGCCAGCCAATCTATGGACCAGCGTTGTGGAGCGGCCCATGTCCGCCACCGGCGAGATACTGGTCCCGTGGATTCGCCGCTTGACGACCAGTGAGCTCCTGGCCGTCGAGGGTCTTCTGCGCCGGGGCTATGCCGAGAACTGGTCGAACCGCCAGATCACGCAGGCGCTACGCGGCACGCGGGCCAATCGCTTCACGGATGGGCTGCTGATTCGCATGGGCCGCCAGAACGCGACCATCGTCCGCACCGCCATCCAGCACGTCAACTCAGTCGCGCGCCAGCGGGTCTGGGAAAACAACGACGACATCATCGAGGGATACAAGTGGGTATCAACTCTGGACAATCGGACTTCCGAACAATGCCGCGCGCTCGACGGCAAGGTCTTCAAAATTGGTCAGGGGCCGCTTCCGCCCATCCACCCAAACTGCCGGTCAACTACCGTTGCACAGATCAGCAGCGACTTCGACTTCCTCGACAAGGGAGCGACGAGGGCCGCAATGGGCGGACCCGTCTCCTCATCCGAGACTTACTACGAATGGTTGAAAAGCCAAAGCGCTGAGTTCCAAGATAGCGTGATCGGCCCTACACGCGGCGCGCTGCTGCGCAACGGTGGCCTAAGTGCGGCAGAATTCGCTAGGCTGTCACTGAATTCTCTGTTCGAGCCTCTCACGCTCGACGAGATGCGGAAACTCGCTCCTCTTGCATTCCGCAGGGCGGGCGTCTAACGGGGCGGTGCCCCAACATCAACGAGCCGGTGGCTCAGGAGAAATACCATGCTTAAGAAGATCCTCGACAAGACCGCCTTTTCGGCACTCCACGAAGAACTGCAGAAGCTCTACAAGGTCGGCGATGACGGCAAGTATCACCTGCTGGTCGAAGACGACGACGGTGCGGAGCTGAAGCGTGCCAAGGACCACGAAGTCGGTCTCCGCAAGATCGCCGAGCAGGAGCGTGACGCTGCCCGTGCCGAGCTTGCAACGGCCCAGGAGCAGGTGACCACGCTGACGGCAGCGCAGGGAACGAGCGTCCAGCAACTGCGCGAGCAGCTGACGGCGGAGCACACCCGCCTGATGAGCGAGGCCAACAAGAAGCACGAGAAAGAAGTGCAGGGCCTCAACGCCGCGATCAAGAAGACCTTCGTGGACGGCGTCGCTTCGGGGATCGCCAAGGACATCGCTGTCGATGACGGAGCGGCCGAACTCCTGACCGAAGTCCTGCGCAAGAGGCTGACCGTCGAGATCGTCAACGGCGAGCCGCTCACCCGTGTTCTTTCGCCCACCGGCGAGGCATCGACCATGACGCCCGACGAGCTGAAGAACGAATACTTTACAAATGAAAAATATGCAGGCATAATGCGCGCGTCTGATGCCTCCGGCGGCGGTGCCACGGGAGGAAAGAAGGGAAGCGGTGCTTCCAAGCCGTTCGCTGAATGGGGCGACGCAGAGCGAGGCGCTCTCGCGAAGTCCAACCCGGCTGAGTTCCAGCGTCTGGTAGACCTGGAAAAAGCTGGAGCGTAATCCCACCCACACCGCCAACTCTCGGAGCTTGTCATGCCCTTCACGACTCTCGCCGACGTCTGGATCCCGGAAGTCTTCGCATCGTATCAGACCAATGATCCGGTGGAATCGACCGACTTCATCCAGTCCGGCATCGCCGTTGCATCCCCCGCCTTCCAGGACCTCGCCAATGGCGCAGGCCGCATCACCACGATGCCGTTCTGGAATCCCCTCGACGCGTCCATCGAGCCGAACTACTCCAACGACGTCTACACGGACATCGCCGAGCCGCAGAAGGTCAACACGGGCGAGATGGTTGCCCGTATCAGCGACCTGAACGAAGGTTGGAACTCCCCCGACCTCGTCACGCAGCTTTCCGGCCGTGATCCGCTGAAGATGGTCGCCCAGACCGTCGACACCTACTGGCAGGAGCAGTTCCAGCGCCGCGCCATCGCCACCGCCATCGGCGTCTACAATGACAACGTCGCGGCGAACGCCGGTGACATGGTCGTGGACATCTCGGCCGCTGGCGCACCCGGCACCGTGACCGACGCCAACCGCATCAGCTCGGACGTGTTCATCCGCGCTGCGTTCACGATGGGTGACCGCTACAAGAACATCGGCGCGGTCGCCATGCACTCCGTGGTCCTGCAGAAGCTGGTGTCGGAAGACCAGATCGTCTACACCCGTCCGTCGGGTGGACTCCTGGACGTCCCGACCTACCTCGGCAAGCGCGTGATCGTGGACGACGGAATGCCCATCGTCGGCGGCAACGGAACGACCGTGGCCTTCAAGTATCTCGTGATCGCCTTCGCGGCGGGCGCGTTCGGATACGGCCGGGGTCAGGCGAAGGTCCCGCAGGAATTCCAGCGCGCGGCTGACCGTGCCAACGGCGGCGGCACCGAGACGCTGTGGATCCGCAAGCGGTGGATCATCCATCCGTTCGGCTACTCGTTCAACTCGACGGTGATCACCGGCCCCGGCCTGTCCCCGACGTGGGCGGACCTCAAGGACGCGACCAACTGGACGCGTATCGCGAGCCGCAAGAACGTCCCGATGGCCTTCATGGTCGTCAACGCCTAACCGAAGCGCCCCGCCGCCGTAAGAGGGCGGGGTCCTCCTCGGGTAAGGTCATCCATCACGCTACAAAGCCAAGAGGAACACGATCATGGCAACTCCCCGCGAAACGCGCCCGCCGAAGGATGGAGAGGGCGGCAACATGGGCCGCAAGAACGGTGGCGATGAAAACCCCGGTGCCATCACCGGCGGTGCACCGATCTCCGGCAAGAAGCCCGATGGCTCCGTCGAGAAGCCGAGCCGTGAAACGGCCCGCGCCAATGCGATGAAGGCGCCGACGGACAACGGCGACCGCGAAGCAATCCCGTCCGCGAAGCTGGACAAGGTCTACACCGCCGATTCCAAGGCACGGTGGGGCGATGACCAGCCGACCTTCGCCGACCTCCAGAAGGAGCGCGGCAAGATCCAGGCCAGCATCGACAAGAAGGCCGCCAAGGAAGACTGATTTACGTTCCACCCCGTAAGCCGTGTTGAACGTGCCCCGGCTTGCTCATGCAGGCCGGGGTTTTCACTAAGTAAGGAACCGTCATGGCCCTTGTCAAAGAAACCGGCGCAGGCGTGCCGAACGCCAACACCTATGCGGACGACGCCGATTTCACGGCGTGGGCCGAGGCTCGCGGGATTACCATCCCGGCCACGGTCGATGATCGCGAGAAGCTTCTGGTCCGGGCGATGGATTATCTCGAGACCCTAGGGTCGAGATATCTCGGGTACAGACCCCAAGGCCAGGTCTTGCAATGGCCCCGGACGAACGTCACCCTGTACGGGTATGACTTTCCGACCGACAGCATTCCCCCGGAGCTCGTGAAGGCGCAGGTGGTCATCGCCGCTGCCGCCCAGACAATCGAGCTCTTCCCCAACGCTTCCGGCATGGCCCGCGTGGCGACTCACACCACCGTCGGTCCCATCACCATCGAGTACTCCTCGGCTGATGCCGAGCGCAGTCTCCGGCCGATCATCACGCAAGCCAATGCTCTGCTGCAAGTCCTCTTCGGGACCAGCGCGGGGCAACTGCGAGTGATCCGCGGATGAGCGCCATCGACTACGCCGCCATCGCAGCTGAGGCCACGCAGGTCATCAAGGATGCTGGCAGCGTGCTGACTCTGGTGTCGACCGATGGCACTGACGTCTACGACCCTGTCACTGGCACGTCGACTCCGGCTGATCCTGGTGCCGAGACGCCATTCAACGGCGTCATGCTCAATATCGACCAGAAGTACGCCCAGACGATTGGCACGCAGAACATCGAGCTCCAGGATCAGCTGATCTACATGGAGCCGAGCGTGGCCGTGCCGACCATCGGTGACAAGGTCCTGATCGCTGGCGAGACATGGGCGGTTGTCAACGTCGTCGTTATCTCACCCGCTGGCATCCCCGTGCTATTCATCCTGCAGGTGCGGCCGTGAGCGACGATCTCACCCTCGACTTCGGAAGGGACGTCGCCGCGTTCGCTGCAAAGACGAATCGGTCGATTGCGGAGGCGCATCGTCTCGTGTCGATTAAGCTGTTCAGCTCCATCATCCAGGATACGCCGGTCGACACCGGCGAGGCCGTGGGCGGCTGGATTCCGTCGATGGGGGAGCCAGTTAACGGGAAATCTGGCCGCCTAGGGCCGATTCCAGAGGGCGAACTGGCAGCAGCGGTGCGGGCCTTGCCGAGCAAGGTCGCATATCTGTCAAACAGCGTCGGCCATATCGATCTGCTGGAGTATGGCACGGCCAGCTACGGATTCTCGCCCAAGGCCCCTGAGGGCATGGTGCGGAGGAACATCGTGCGCTTCCGCCAGCTATTTCACGAGGCTTGGTTGGAAGCCCAGCAGGAGGCCAAGAAGTCATGAGCATGCTCGACGTCAACGCTGCGTTGGTGCAGGCGTACCGGGACATGGGCTTCAGTCTGCCCACCGGGTACGAAACCCGAGACTTCGCGCCACCGGCGAACTCCGCATGGGCCGCCGTGTTCAACATGCCCGCCTCCCGCAGCCCCGACACAATGGGTGACGGCGGCGACGATCTGTACAGCGGCCTGATGCAGATCGACTTCCACTCGGTGCAAAACTCTGGCACCGCCATTCTTTTGAACTACGCGGACAGCGTGGTCAATTTCCTGCCCGCTGGTAAGCGGGTGTCGTACAACGGACAGGATGTCCGGATTCGTCGTGTCGTCCCATCGCCGATCAGGAAGACCGAAGGTGGTTCAGGGTACGTTATCTCACTTTCCGTGTATTGGGAAGCGTGGATCGCACGCCCGGTCATTGGCCCATAACTGCTAGGAGATCGTCATGCCGCAGGCATCTGGTTCGCGTCACAGCATGGGATACGTCCTGGAGACCGTGTACGGCACGACTCCGGCGACGCCCGCCTTCAAGGCAATCCGCCACAACTCCACTTCGCTCAACATGGGCAAGAATGCGTTCCAGTCGGGCGAGCTTCGCTCCGACCGGCAGATCGCAGACTTCCGGATGGGCACAACCTCCGTCGCCGGCAACTTCGTCGGTGAGCTGTCGAAGGACTCCTACGACGACTGGCTGGAAGCCGCGCTCGGTGGAACCTGGACGACCAACGTCCTCAAGACTGGCTTGCTCCGCAAGAGTTTCACCATCGAGCGCAAGTTCGGTGACATCGGACAATACTTCCGCTACACCGGCATGGAAGTCGATACCTTCCAGATCGGCGCGACCACCGGCGGCATCATCGGTGTCACGTTCGGCCTGATGGGCAAGGGCATGTCCCAGTCTGCGGCGGCCATCGTTGGCGCGACCTATCCGGCGGCGCCGACCACCAGCCCCATGGATGCTCTGACCGGTGTCCTGCAGGAAGGTGGCGTGACCAACGCGGTCGTCACCGAGGTCACCCTCAACCTGAACAACAACCTCAACCAGCGGTACGTCATCGGTTCGCCCGATTCGCTGGAGCCGAGCATCGGCCGGAGCAACGTGACCGGCACGATGACGGCCTTCTTCGAAGACGCCACGCTCTACGGCAAGTTCCTCACGAACACCAACTCGTCGCTTTCCTTCACCGCCAGCGACGGGACCAACAGCTTCGTCTTCCTGGTGCCGAAGCTGAAGTACACCGGCGGTGATGTCCCGGTTTCCGGTGAAGGTCCGGTGTCGATCTCGATGCCGTTCCAGGGTCTGTACGACTCGGTCACCGGCACGAACCTCCAGATCACAAGGGCTCCATAACGTCATGAATACCAAGAACACCAAGAGCGCACAGAAGAAGCAGGCTCCTCGCGAGTCGCAGCCTGCTACCGTGGGTGATTCCATGGATCGCTACAAGACCCGTGACAAGGCCAACGTGCCGAAGCGGGTGTTCCTGTATGACCCCGCCACGAAGGCGAAAACGGAAGACTGGCTGGACGTTCGCTCCAGCTTGTCCGACGATTTCCGCGAGGCTCGTGACGAGGCCATGCAGCGAGCGTCGGAGATCGCGCAGATCGCCAACGACGGTGAACGCAAGGAAGCTCTGGACGATTCGCTCCGGGCGATGTACGCTTCCCTGATCGCCGCCTGGAGCTTCGACAAGCCCTGCACGGAACAGAACAAGAAGCAGTTCTTGCTCGACGCCCCGCAGATCCGAAACATGGTGATGGCCGTCGCCGACGACTCCGAGGCTTTTTTCGCGGGCGCCTAGACAGATTGGTGGCTTGGGCAGCGGCGGTGACAAAGCTGTCCAAGCCAGTCGAGGGCGGAACCCAATCCAAAATGGAACATCTGCGGGCTGTATGGAAGCAGACAGGAGTAAAGCCAACCGAGCTTGAACTTCCAGAAGTACCAAGAGAAATGCTATACCTCTGGAAGTGGCTGTGTGATTTGATCTACCCTATGTCGTTCAGTGAATTGAAAGCATGGGGCGAGCTCACCGGCAGGAAGTTAAGTCGGTGGGAGGTCGAGGTTCTAATTCGTCTGGACACGGTGAGATCAAATGGCTGACGAGACTGCTAAACTTGTAGTAGCCGTAGACGCGACTTCAGCGGCAAGCGCGGCTAAGACCCTCGACCAGATGACCGAGTCTGCTCGGCAGGCCCAGCGCGAAACGCGGGGATTGACTGCTGAGCAGATCACGGCGGCCCGCGCGGTCGCCGGGACCTCCCACGAATACGAGGTCATCAACCAGCGACTCGATCAGCTGCGCGATCGCGAGATTTACGCGGCGCAGCAGGCCGCCAAGCTCGCCGCCGCCCAGCGCGACGTGGCAGCGGCCAGCGCCACGGCCACGCGGGCCGCTGGCGGCCATGCGACGGCCCTAGGCGGCCTTTCGCTTACCAGCGGGCAGGCGGCGCGCGAGTATGCCGTCCTAATTAACGAATTCCAGCGTGGCGACTTCACCCGGCTGCAAGGTTCGTTTATCACCCTGGGAAATCGCATCGGCCTGATGCCGAAGCTGTTCACGGCGGCTGGCGCTGCGTGGGGATCGCTGATTGCCGTCGCGGCTCTGTTCGGCGTGGCGATGGTGAAGGGCGCCAACGAGCAGAAAGAATTCAATCGTGCCATGGAGGCTACCGGCGGATACGCTGGCAAGACCGAGGCCGAGATCACCAGTCTGGCTGGCGCGCTGCAAGATTCCGCCCACACCTACGGTGAAACGAAGGACGCTCTGCTCGCTATCGCAGAGTCGGGCCAGTTCGCTCAAGACCGCATCGCTCTCGTGGCGCGCGGCGTCCTCGATATGTCGCGGGTCACCGGTGCGTCCATCGAGGATACGGTCAAGCAATTCGAGAAGCTCCAGGACGACCCGGTCAAGGGTGCCATGGAGCTCGACAAGTCCATGCACTTCCTCGAGACCTCGACGCTCATGGCGGCGCAGGCTGCCGAGAACATGGGTGACAAGGAGAAAGCTGCTGAGATCATCCTGACGGCTGCCGCTGCCGCCGCCCATCAACGCGCCGCGCAGGTGGAGGAAGACGTCGGCTACATGACGGCCCGTTGGCGCGAGCTGAAGGGTGCGGTATCGGATGCCTGGAACTGGATGCAGAACCTTGGCAAGAAGAACACCGACCTCGAGAACGTCGCTGATACGACCCTCGCCATCCGGCAGGCGCAGGCTCGCCTCCGCGAAGCGCAGCAGGGAACCTTCAACGCGCGCACCGGGACCTTCTCGCCAGCCGACACCGAGGAAGTTCACAAGTACACGGTTGCCCTGAACCTTGCGACTGCGGCGGGAGAACACGCGCAGCAGGTTCTGGCTGACAACACGCAGCTTGCCAAGTCCAACGCAGAGCTTGCGAAGCGGACGTCGCTCGCCAATGACGCAGTCGTGGCTATCAACGCCATGACGATGGCGACCGACCGGCAGGCGCGGCGCGAGTCGGAAGAGGCCAAGGTACGAGAGCAATTCCGCAACGCCAGGAACAGTCCGGATAAGGACGTCGCCAACAACGCCGCCTTTAGCCTTGAAGCAGAGGCCAAGGCTATCGCGGACGTTGATCGCAAGTACCGTGACTATCGCCCGACCCGCGTTGCGATGACGCAGGCCGAAAAGGACGCCCGGAAGGCGACCACGGAACATGCCGACGAAGTCAAGCGTCTGACCAAGAACATCGAGGACCACAAGGCTGTCACCGACGCGCAGACCGGCTCGACCACGAAGCTGACGGCTGGGCAGCAATGGGCCGCCAAGATGATCGCGGAGCTGGGAAGCTCCTATTCTCGACTGACCGCTGCTGAGGTCGCAAACTTCACTGCGCAGATCAAAGCGCAGGCCGTCGCCGACGACTTGAACGACGCGCGCCAGCGCGAGATCAAGCTGACCAACGATGCGGCGCAGGCTCTCGACCGTTACCAGAAGGCCGGAGCTGCGCGCGACACGCAGAACGCCCGTGAGCTTGCGGGCATCGGCCACGGTTCGGAATACACGCAGGAGCTGACCCGCCAATACCAGATCATCGACGCTGCGGAAAACGCTCGAATTCAGCTGACCGAAAAGGCCCGCGAGTCCGAGACCCTCGAGACGGATGCGTACAAGCAAGGTCTGCAAGATATCGGCGATGAGATGAACGCGCAGCTTGCGCGCGAGCAGAAGTTCTACGCCGACCGCAAGACCGCGATGGGTGATTGGCGCAACGGCGCGCAGCGCGCGTGGGAAGAGTTTTCGACGAAGGCCAATGACGTGGCCGGGCAGACTTACGATTCGTTCAACACCGCCTTCAGCGGTATGGAATCCGCAATCGACACGTTCGCCCGCACCGGCAAGTTCAAGTTCAGTGACTTCGCCCGTACCGTCCTGGCCGAGCTTGCCAAGATCGAGCTCCGCATTCTGCTGTCGAAGATTCTGACCAGCATGTTCGGCGCGGGTACAAGCATGAGCGGTTCAGCCGATCTTGGCGGCCAGACCTACGGGACGAGCAACACTTATTCCGGAGGAGTCGGCGCGTACAACGGAGCAGTCTTCCGCAACGGCAATATCACCCCATTCGGCGCGGGCGGCTCGCTCATCCGCACGCCCACCTACTTCCCGATGGCTAACGGCGGAACTGCGCTGGCCGGGGAGCAAGGCGAGGAAGGTATCTTCCCGCTAACGAGAAACAGCCGGGGCCAGCTTGCCCTCCATGGAACGGGCGGGGGTGGAATCGGGCAGGTAAACTCCAACGTGACAGTCGTGGTGCAAAGTGATGGAACGTCGAAGGTCGAGAAGAATGATGCGACCAGCCAGCAAGCTCGGATGCTGGGTGAATTCTTGACCCAACGTGTCAAAGATATCCTGACCGCCGAGCAGCGTCAGGGTGGTATCCTGTGGAGAATGCAAAATGGTTGATACCTTCGCGCCAACTCTTCCACCGCAGGAAGAGCCGACCGGCGACGTCAGCTACCGGCTAACTGAAAGCCAGTACGGTGATGGCTATCGCCAGATCGTCGGGGATGGCTTGAACCCCCGAGTTCAGAAGTGGCCGCTGATCTGGAAGGGCACGAACGCAGAAATCCAGCCCATCAAGGATTTCTTCGATGCTCACATCGGCGTGTCGTTCTATTACACTCCTCCCAATGGAACGCAGGGGCGCTACATCTGCAAGGGCTACCAAGACATTCCGGCTGCTGCCGGCAACGGAACCGTTTCCGCAACACTTGAACAGACGTTTGCGCCATGACCACGACCAAGGGTGACGTTCAACTACTGGAGCCCGGCAACCTGATCGAGCTATTCGATCTGGACATCACGCCAATCGACCCGGCGGCGACGACCGAGCATTTCCACGGCTATCCCCAGGAAGCCAGCATCTGGTGGAAGGGAGTCGAGTACGTTCCGTGGCCGATCAAGGCCGAGGGCTTCCTCCGCACGGGCGACAAGCCGCCCACTCCCACTGTGACCATCAGCAACATCGACGGCAGCGTGACTATCCTGTGTATGCAGTTCGATGATCTTGTCGGTGCAGTCTTGGTACGACGTCGGACGTTCGCCAAGTATCTCGACGCTGCCAACTTCGGAGGCGGCGCTGGCACGCCTGCTGTCCCGCCCACCTACGGGCCGGAGCTGATCACGAACAACACGTTCGCAGTCCTGACTCCGTGGGTGCAGCAGTCGGGCACGGTGACGTCTACGGGCACGGTGATGCGCGCCATGCGCGCGGGCGGCTCGCTGGGCCGTGGCCGCTACACGCTGAGCGGCCTGACCATCGGTGCCAACTACCTGCTGACGTTCGACCGCATCCTTGGAGCTGGCGGAGCGACCAATGGAACCGTGTCCATAGCGATCAGCGCTACCAGCGCGACCGGGGCCATTGCCACCGATACCGGGGCCACGACGTTGGGCCAGACGCTAGCGTTCACCGCAACGCAGACCACGCACTACGTTATGATGGACTCGGGTGCGGGATCCAACGGCGCGTATATGGACTACGACAACGTCTACTGCAAGCAAGTCATCGATCCTGGTAGCCCCGCCATCCCGGGCGGTGGATCGAACCCCACGGCTGACCCGACCCAGGAATTTCCGAACGAAATCTGGTACGTCGAGCGCAAGGCCAGCGAAGATTCGCAGATGGTCAAGTTTGAGCTTTCGTCGGCCATGGACTTCAACGGTGTCAAGCTGCCCCGGCGTCAGATCATTGCCAATCAGTGCTACTGGCAATACAGAAGCGCCGAGTGCGGCTATACTGGCGGCGCAGTAGCGGACATCAATGACAACCCGACGTCGGACATCAACCTCGACGCCTGCGCCAAGAAGGTACGTTCTTGCAAGTTCCGATTCGGTGATACTGGTGTGCTGAACTATGGCGGCTTCGCGGCCGCAGGGCTGATGCGTACATGAACAAGAAACTACTAGAAGAGATTCATGCTCACATGATCTCGGAGTTTCCCCGCGAGGCTTGCGGCCTGCTGGTCGCCAACGGCCGGAAGCAGCGGTACGTCCCATGCCGGAATATGGCGACAAGTCCGAGCGAGCATTTTATCCTGAACCCCGAGGACTACGCCGACGCCGAGGACAGCGGCAAGATCATCGGTATAGTCCACTCGCATCCGAACGAGGCCAGCCGCCCCAGCGATGCTGACAAGGCAAGCTGTGAGGCTACCGATCTCCCGTGGCATATATTCAGCGTCTACAAGATGCTAGACGAACCGGGCCAGCCGGTCAAGATCACGGGCGACACGGCCATCACCCCGACCGGCTGGGAAGCTCCGTTGCTCGGTCGTCAGTTCAGCTTCGGTACGCTGGATTGCTTCACGCTGCTGCGCGACTTCTACCATCGCGAGATGGGGATCGATCTGCCCGACTTCGACCGCACCGGAAAGGACAAGTTCTGGGAGCGCGGCGAAGACCTGTACATGGACAATTTCAAGAAGTTCGGATTCGTCGTGGCCGATGGCCCGATGGAAAAGGGCGACTTGATTCTCATGAACGTGCGGTCGCCAATCGTCAACCACGTCGGCGTGTTCCTGGGTGACGTGCATGGTGTCGGCAGCTACCTCTTCCTCCACCACCCCTACGGGGCTCTGTCCACCCGCGACGTCTACGGCGGATATTGGGCGGAGATCACCCGGTGTGTTCTTCGGTACGCAAAATGAACCAGCTTCGTACCATCCGACTCTATGGGCGGCTGGGCGCGCTGTTCGGCCGTGAGCATCGGCTGGCCGTGGTATCGCCCGCCGAGGCCGTGCGTGCGCTGATGGCCCTGAAGCCAGGATTTGAGAAATACTTGATGAACGCCAAGGACAAGGGCTTCGGATTCGCCGTGTTCCTTGGTAAGCGCAACCTTGCCGAGAGCGAGCTTCACAGCCCGGCTGGCAACGATGACATCCGTATCGCCCCTATCGTGTTCGGAGCGAAGTCGGGGTGGATGCAGATTATCGTTGGGCTGGTGATCATTATCGTCAGCATGGTCATTGACTACTTCACCTACGGTGCGTTTGGTGAGGCCACCGGCTACCAGACGTACTATATGGGAATTACCATGATCATCGGCGGTGTAATCCAGCTGCTGATGCCGGTGCCGAAAGGTCCCCATTCCCAAGACCCCATCGAGAACCGCCCGAGCTATACGTTCAACGGATCGGTGAACACTCTGGCGCAGGGATACCCTGTTCCTCTGCTGTACGGCAAGGCGTTCACGGGCAGCGCGGTGGTCAGCGCTGGTATCTACGCCCAGGATAACATGAGCGTTCCCACCACGACTTCGGTCACTGGCGGCGGTGGCGGGTCGCTTGGCGGCGGTGGCGGTGCGAACCGAGGAGACATGACAAGTGCAACTCTCTAGCGATCTTCGCACAATCCGACTCTACGGTAAGCTGGGCGCTACGTTCGGACGGGTCCACCACCTAGCGGTGACGACTCCTGCCGAGGCTGTCCGCGCGCTGTGCGCCATCAAGCCGGGCTTCGAGAAGTTTCTCATGAACGCCAAGGACAATGGCCTTGGCTTCAGCGTGTTCGTCGGCAAGACTAATCTGTCGGCCGCAGAGCTTCGGAACACTGGCGCGGCTGGAGACATCCGCATTGCTCCAATGGTGCTGGGAAGCAAGAACGGTCTCGGTCAAATTATCCTGGGAGTCGTGTTGATAGTTGTGGGCGTCTATATCCAGTACGAGAGCGGCGGTCCCAACTCGGCCTCCAACTATCTGTACGGAATGGGCATCAACATGATCATCGGTGGCGTCATGCAACTACTGGCACCCCATCCCAAAGACCGAAGCTCCAAGGACAAGGGCGACCAAGTCCCGAGCTACGCATTCAATGGCAGCGTCAATACGATGGCGCAGGGCAACCCGGTTCCATTGCTCTACGGTAAGATGAAGGCTGGTAGCGCAGTAATCAGCGCTGGAATCTACGCCGAAGATAACATGACGATTCCTGACAATCCCACTGGCGGCACCACGAATGTCTGGGGTAGGGTACTCCTGGCCGTGATGGGCGGTGGTGGCGGAGCCAACTTCGGAGATATGACTCATGACTAATTCTGCCCGCCTGCGCCGTAAGTCGCCCGCCAAGGTTGCCAAGGTCGTCAAGCGCAAAGCTATCCAGGGACGCAAGGGCGGAGACAAGCCCAAGCCGCCAGTCGAGACTCCGGATAGCCTGCGCTCGATTGCCTACGCCAAGATTCTCGACCTAGTCTCTGAAGGTCAGATCGAGGGCTTCGTCTCGGGTACCGGCACCGACGTTCTCAAGGACATTTACCTTGACGAGACCCCCATCGCCAACTCCGATGGCTCGCTCAACTTCAAGAACGTGCAGGTCGACACGCGCTCGGGCACGCAGAATCAGGATTACATCAAGTCGTTCCCAGCGGTCGAGAACGAGATTTCTATCAACACCGAGCTCAAGGACGTGTCGCCGTGGTCGCGCGCCTCCACCAATCTGACGCTCTCGGCTATCCGCGTGCGGCTGTCGGTCAACGCTCTGTCGAAATCGGACCTCACCACCGGCGACATCAAGGGCTATCGGATCGAGTACGCCATTGACGTTGCGGTCGACGGCGGCGCGTTCACCGAGGTCATCCACGCGGCGTTCGATGGTAAGTCCAGCAGCACCTATGAGCGCAGCCACCGGATCGATCTGCCGACTGCCACCACCAGCGGATGGGTGATCCGTGTGCGGCGCATCACGGCGAACGCGGGCAGCGCCTACATCCAGGACACCACGAACGTCGTCTCGATCACCGAGATCATCGACGCGAAGTTCCGCTATCCCAACTCGGCGCTGGTCGGCATCCAGATCGACGCCAGCCAGTTCCAGAAC